GGACCGGGTGTTTGCCATTGCGCAAAAGCTCAATGGCTTGTCGGGCGCAGATGTGGAGGAACTCACAAAAAACTCCAGCGGCGTCCCGAGCGCCGTTTCTACTTCCGACTCTGCCTTGCCCTTGGATTCCAACACCCTGACCATCTCCTCGGGAGTCTAAGTTCGCAGCAGGTTGCGGAGTGGATGGCGTTTGCCTCTCTGGAAGGCCTGCCAGACATGCGCGCTGACTTTGGCTTTGGCCAGGTCTGCGCCACGCTGGCCAACGTCCATCGCCGCGAAGGTCAGGACCCGTACCAGGCCGATGACTTCATGCCGGGACTGCGAACTGCAGAGCCTGCCGCCACCAAAGGTGCCGATGCTCCGCCCGATGCGGAGGCACACAGCCGTTTGATCTCAGCCCTTTTGGGTAAAAAGGAATAAATCCCCCATGGCAACCCTCGCCAGTCTCGTGGTCAGCCTCGAGGCCAATGTCGCTCGCTTTGAATCCGACCTTAACAAGGCAGAGTTCATGGCAAAAAAAGCCATGGACACCATCGGCAATGTGTCGGAAACCGCCATGAAGGCGGTCAAGGGCGCAGTAATGGCTATGGCGGCGGCATACACCTTTGACGCTTTTGCTGATGGCATCAAGGGGGCGATTGCCTCAGCGGGCGAACTTGATCAAATGGCCAAGAAGACCGGTGCGACGGTTGAAGCCCTCTCGGGCTTGAAGTCGGCAGCCAAACTCTCGGGCACCAGCCTAGAAGAGGTCGGTGGCGGCTTGCAAAAGCTCTCGAAAGCCATGTTCGAAGCGGCAGGAGGCAGCCAAAAACAGTCCGACTTGTTCAAATCGCTCGGCGTTGAGGTCACCGACTCATCGGGGAAGTTGCGCGAGTCCGGCGAAGTCATGCTGGATCTGGCCAAGAAGCTCGATTCCATGGATAGCAGCACACAGGCTGTGGCAACAGCCCAGATGCTGCTGGGCAAGCGCGGCGCTGAGCTGCTGCCATTCATGCAGGACTTAGCAGAAATTGGCGAACTCAACGCCAAGGTCACATCGGAGATGGCCGCAGAAGCAGACCTGTACGAGAAGAACCTCGTGCGCCTGGAGGGCAGGAAAAAGTCGCTTTACAACACCATTGCCTCGGCCTTACTGCCGGTGATGCGTGACTTCACCGATGCTTTGCTGGCTTCAGGAAGCATGACCGAGCGCCTCAACGACACGGCCAAGCAACTCAAGCAAGACAATGTGATCGAGACCTGGGCACGGGAAGGCTTGCGTGCGGTTGCTGCCTTCATCGACATCTTCGACGCTTGCGTTCGGATAGTTCGCATTGCCGGTAACGCCATCGCAGCCACCGGCGCGGACATTGTGTCGGTGCTTGCCTTTATGGATGGCATTGGTGCAGAGATGATCAGTGAAAAGTCACTCGATCCCGTCAAACGTCGCTTTGCGACGCTGACCTCGGACCTCAAGAGCCACGCTGAGTCGTTTAACGAGGACATGGTCAAGATCTGGACTGCACCGTTGTTCTTGACCAAACTAGACGAGCAGTTTGCACAGCGTGATGCGGGTCTGAAAAAGCCCGTCGAGTCACCCAAGCGCTCCTTTGCCATTCCAGACCAGCGGCCCGACAAAACCAGCCCGTTCGACTCGTACCTAGACTCGCTCAATGTTGAGGCCATCAAAGACAAGCTGGGCAAGTACGAGGCCATGATCGAAAAAGGTCGCCTGCTTGCAGTCAAGGAAGGCCGCCTGGGTGATATGGCCAAGGTAACGGCCACCGTTTCAAGCATCCAGTCGATTGATGAGGGCAAACGCATTGATGCCTTCGCCCACAGCCTGGATGTGGCCAACCAGCAATACGAGTTTCAAAACACGTTGATTGGCCTGAATGCGCGCGATCAGGCGCTTGCCACTGAGGGGCGTAAAAACTTCTTAGCGGTTGAGCAGCAGATTTGGGACGCAGAAAAGAACGGCTCCAAGTTATCCACAGAGGCTCAGCAAAGATTGCGATCCGAGGCCACCAAGTCAACCGCAACCTTGGTCCAAGCTGTCAATGACCGGTTCGACGCGCAGCAGAAGTTTGATGAGACAAAGCGCATCAATGCTTTCACGCACAGTCTTGAGCAGGCCAACGAGCAATACATCTTCCAGACCGACCTGATTGGCATGAACGCCCAGGCGCAGGAGATTGCCAACGTCAAGCGTAAAAACTTCCTCGCGGTCGAGCAGCAGATCTGGGATGCCGAGCAAAGCGGCACCAAACTGACGGCAGATACGCAGCAACGATTGCGCGATGAAGCTGTTAAATCCACTGCGGTCATGATCAAAGCAATTGAAGCTCGCTGGGATGCTGAGCATTCATGGGAAACCGGTGTCACCAAGGCCCTCAACAACTACATCGACACGGTCACCAACGCAGCAGCCCAGTCCGAGCGGCTATTCACGAATGCATTCAAGGGTATGGAGGATGCACTGGTGAGCTTTGTGCAGACCGGAAAGCTCGACTTCAAGAGCCTGGCCAACTCCATCATTGCGGATCTGATTCGCATCCAGATTCAAAACAGCATCATGAAACCGCTTGCACAAGCGACCAGCGGAATGTCGCTATCAGGCATGTTCAGCAGTGCCGGTAACTTTTTGTCGGGTCTGTTCAAGGCCGATGGCGGTCCGGTCGCAGGTGGTCAACCCTACATCGTGGGCGAACAAGGCCCGGAGTGGTTTGTGCCCAATGGCGCAGGAACGATCGTTCCCAACGGGAAGTCACCCAGCACGCCAGGCGGCAGTGACGGCAGCACGGCCACAGCGCAAGCGCCAATCAACATCAATTTCTCGGTGCGGGCCATGGATGCGCGCAGTTTCCAGTCCGCCATGGTGCAAAACAAGGCCGTGGTGGTGGGCATAGTTAATCAGGCTCTCAACATGCGCGGACGCTATGGGATCACGGGGTAAGTCATGAGCGGCACATTTCCTCTGACCCCCGCGCCCAGCGCCATCAAAATTCAGTCCTACCAGCCCACACGCGTGTCGATCTCGCACAACCTGCGACGCAGTGTGCGCACCAACGGCGCTCAGCGCTGGGTGATCACTGCCGACTGGGTTGGTTTGACCCGTGCGCAATTCGCACCGATTCAGGCCTTCGTGGTGGCGCAGCGCGGCCAGTGGGACACCTTTACCGCTGTGTTGCCTGCGCACAAACTGCCTCAAGGCGTGGCAACTGGCTCACCCCTTGTGAACGGTGCAAGCCAACAAGGACGCACTTTGGCAACGCGCGGGTGGACACCCAGCATGGCTAATGTTTTAAAGGCGGGTGACTTCATTGGCATCGCCGGTCAAACCAAGGTTTACATGGTTACTGCCGATGCCAGCAGCGATGGCTATGGCAATACCACTCTGGTGATTGAACCTGCGCTGATGGCCGTACCGGCTGACGGTTCGTCACTGGTCATTCGCAATGTGCCATTCACCTTGGCACTGTCTTCAGACACGCAGGAGTTCGCCGTAGCACCCGGCGCGTTCTACAACTTTTCTTTGCAGTTCGCCGAAGCCTTTTAAAGAAGCCCATCATGGATCGCGGAGCCAGTTCTGATTTTCTTGCTGAGATATTGAAATCCAGCAACCAACCCGTCTATTTAATTGAAGCTTGGTTCGACGACGGCACGATCCGTATGACGGATGCTTGGATCAACGTCCTGTGGAGCACCAACACCTACACAGCCAACGGCCATTTTCTGGGGTTTACGGGCCTCACTGAGTCCAGTGACATGAGTATCCCCAATGTCACGGTTCAAGTGTCGGCGGTGGATCAGACCTGGATCTCGATTGCGCTTTCCAAGCCCTATATCGACAGGCGCATCGCCATCTACAAGGGCTTTCTTGACTACCGACTGGCCATCATCAGCAACCCCTTACTGGTGTTCGACGGTCGGATTGACACCATGGAAATCTCCGACGACCCCAACAACGGCACCTGCACGATCGCAGTGACAGCCAGCTCGCAGTGGGTGGATTTCCAGCGTACGCCGGGCAGGCATACAAACGACCCGGAAGAGCAGATTTGGTTTCCCGGTGACCGGGGTTTTCAGTTTGTGACCAACATCAACCGCGAAATCAAGTGGGGATCATTGTGAGCTACACCTATGCGCGCATCCCCATTGGCACGGCTACTCATGAACTGCAAGCTTTGGCTGAACGTGAGTACGAAGAGGTCGGGCAGAAGGACCTCGAACGTTTGAACGTTGACTGGGCGCGCTACTGCGAACTCGATGCCGCCGGAAAGCTCGCTACCTTTATCGCCAAACGTGATGGCGTGATTGTGGGCTATGCCGCATTCATCGTTCAGACCCATATCCATTACCAGGACTCCTTGGTCGCGGCCAACAGCGCTGTTTATGTGTTACCCGATGTGCGTGCCGGACGTGTCGTTTTGAAACTTTTGCGTTTTGCCGAGATGGGTCTCAAAGCTCAGGGTGTGCAGAAAATCTATTACCACGTCAAACGTGAGAAAGACTTCGGTCGTCTGCTCGACCTTATGGGTTACCAGGATGTTGAGCGCATGTACGCCAAGGTAGTCAATAGCAGGGACACCGCGTAATGGCAGGCATCGTTATTGGAGCCATCGTTGGATCGGTGGTGTCAGACGCTGTGGGCGTGGTGGTGGCTGATGCCGTGCTCGGTACAGTTATCGAGTCCGGCATCACTGCCGCCGCCGCTGATGTACTGGGTGCTTCACTTGCCACAGCCAGTTTCATTGGCGGTGCTGCTGGTCTGGTGGCCGGAGGCGTTGCCAATCTGGCAGTTCAGTCTCTCATCGGAACCAACTCGCCAACCAGAGGTCAGTCGGCACTGGCGTCAGCGCAAGCCCAAGGCATTTTGCTCAATTCACAGAGCAACGTCGATGGCATACCCGTAATCTATGGCCGCCGCCGGGTGGGTGGCACCCGCGTGTTCATCGAGGTATCCGGTGCCAGCAATGAATACCTACATCTGGTTATCGTCCTGTGCGAGGGGCCTGTCGCAGCCATTGATAACGTCTACCTGGACGATGTGATTTCTAGCGACAGCAAGTTTGCAGGACTTGTGTCCATCAACAAGCACCTGGGTGTGCCCGGTGAGGCTGCAGATTCCTCCTTGACCTCAGATGTCCCGAAATGGACCAGTGCGTGCAAGCTCAGCAACTGCGCCTACCTGTACCTCAAGCTGAAGTACGACCGCAACGCGTTCACTGGCTTACCGACGATTACAGCAGACGTTCGCGGCAGAACACTTTATGACCCTCGCGACGGCCAAACTCGCTACTCGAACAATGCAGCCCTTGTTGTGCGCGACTACCTGACAAACTCTTTATACGGTCGGGGCATTCCGTCAGCGGCCATTGATGACGCCAGTTTCGCTGTTGCCGCTAACGCCTGCGACGTCAGGATCAATGCCCCAAACTTCACTGATACGTTTTCGGTAGATGCCTCAGCAAATACCTTGATCTTCGCTCAGGCAGAACCCATTGATACGGGAGATGGTTTGAAGGTCACGACCAATGGGGTCCTGCCAAGCCCCTTAACTGCCAGCCAGACCTATTACGCAATCAAGCAGACAGACACCACCTACCAATTGGCCACTTCAGTGGCCAATGCTTTTTCTGGGATGGCGATTGACCTGACCAGTGCGGGCACCGGAACCCACAGCGTCAATCACGTCGACTACGCCGCTTATGCAAGCGACGGCTCCATCGATACCAATCAGACTGCGTACGACAACATCAGGGCCTTGCTCACCGCCTGTCGTGGGTTGATGGTGTTCAGCGGCGGTAAGTACCGGTTGGTTCTTGACATTGCGACAAGCCCAGCAAATTTTGGTTTTACTGAGAGCAACATCACCGGTTCCTGGGTAATAAGTCAGGCAGGCAAGCGCGCCAAGTTCAATCGGGTCACGGCAGGGTTTTACAACCCAGCAAAGAAGTGGCAGCCCGATCTGGCCATGCTCGAGTCCACGGCCTTGCGTGCGGTTGATAACGGCTTGATTTTGGAATCAAAGATTGATTTGCCATTCACGGCCAATAGCTACAGGGCGCAAAACATTGGCCAGCTGACTCTGAACCAGAGTCGGTTTGGACTGGTAGTGAAATTCTCGGCATTTCAGGAAGGTCTGCGCTGCGAGGTCGGTGATGTAGTTCCCATCACGCATTCGACACCGGGATGGACGGCCAAGCTCTTTCGTGTGCTGCAGATCGAGATCAAAGACAACGATGAGGTCTACATCGTGGCCCGTGAATACGACGCAAGTATTTACACGCAGTCGGTGTTATCGCCCGCAGCCATTGTGGCGAAGTCAAACTTACCAGACCCCTTCAGCGTGCCAGTTGTGTCCGGAATTAGCCTGGCCTCGGGGACGACAGAGTTGCTGCGTTTAGGCGACGGCTCTGTCATTTCCCGGATTAGGGTGAACTGGACGACGCCCACAGACATCTATGCCCAAAAGGGGCAGATAGAACTGCAGTCCAAACCATCTTCGGATATCGCATGGTCGCCCGCTGACATTGTTGCGGCCGATCTGACCACCGCTTGGATCGCACCGGTGCAAGACGGTATCAGCTACGACGTGCGTATCCGCGCAGTCAATTCCATCGGTGTGCGTGGTGCCTGGTCGCAGGCAACGGTAGCCGTTGTCGGCAAAACGGCTCCACCATCAGATGTACCCTGGCTCCGTTTGGATGGAGAGCGTCTCACATGGGGGTCGGTCAGCGATATTGATCTGGCGGGTTACCGGGTGCGCTGGCAACCGGGCACGAGCCGCTCCTGGTCAGACGCTTTGGAATTGCACTCCGGTCTGCTGGCTGTGTCCCCTTGGGATTTGGTGACCATTCCATACGGTCCAGGCCAAATCCTTATCAAGGCGGTTGACACCACGGGCAACGAAAGTCTGAACGTCACGGCGGTTTCTTGCAACCTTGGTGACGCACCGGTAGAGAACGTCTTTGCAAGTTACACGCTCAACTCAACGCCAGTGGTAGCCATAGACAGCTCACGCATGTGGGGCAATGACACTGCGCAGCTTTGGACCAACAGCGTAGCGGTGTTTTTGGTTCCGCAGTACCAGGCCATTTACTGGACAGGCAGTGTGACCTTTACAGACAGCGGCAGTCTGACAATTTCCACGGTGGTCAGCGGCTATGCCTGGAAGATCACTTGGAAGAAGTCGACGGATGTGGCCTACGTGCCGTTTCCTGGACGCGCATGGGCTGATGCTGGAACGACTTACCAGTTCCGCATTGA